TTCTCCGCGGGGGGTAAACCTTGAGCTGCGCTGCGGTGCCGGTTCCGTAGGTGCTCTGGTTTTCCGTGGTGTATCGGCGTTCCGGGGTCGTCGTTTCATTCGTCTTGCAAGCTCCCTGAGGTCTTGCATTTGGTCCTGGTCTGGACCTCTGCCGTCGTTGTCCGCGAACACAGCTGCAACTGCATCGTAGAACTCCTCTGGTGCTGGTTCCTGGTGTGGGAGGCCGTACACACTGTTGGCAAGGCGTCTGATTTTGGTCATGTCGGTTGGCTTTGTTATGGTCTGTTTGATGTAGTCCTCGTACTCGTCATCCGGGTCTGGTGTGCGTCCGGTGATTAGGTAGTACTTGAACTGCCCTGGAGATGGGCCGCGGTAGTTGTTTAGCGCGACCCACTCCGGTGTGGCAAAGTCCGCCCCAGCTCTCACGGCGTCCAGTGATATGCGGGTGGCTCTTGCCTCCTGGGCTGTGCGTTGGTCTGGTCCTTTTGGCTTCTCGGGGTGCTTTGGGGGCGTACTGATTAGCCGTCCGAACTTGATTGCATCGGGATCCTCTTTTGACCAGTCAAACATGTGGTCTGTCAGGTCGTTCTTTCTGGTCCATGCCATGAGCTTGAGAAGTTTGAAGATCTCGGCATCTTTGACTTCCTTGGCCCTTGCCATGGTGGCGTTCAGGAGGCGTTGCAGTTCCTCATCCATCCCTGATGCAATTGATGTCATCAGCTCCCCTAGGTACTTGATTCTCTTGTTGACCCCTTTTGCCTTCTGAACTGGCAGGGCCCCTGTCTGAACCAAGTGGGCGGCAAGGGAAGTGTTGGCCACTTCCTCGTCCACTCCTGGTTGGTTGCCGATGAGTGGCAGCCCTTGTTCATGGGCTGCGATGGCTTTGATGTCTACCCCGCAGATTGGTATGATTGTCTCCTCGTCACTGGCGATCTCCCCAGTGAATACCATCCTTGGAACTCCCTCGTCGATGTCGTTCACGAGCAGGGACAGTCCTAGTTGGGCTGAGGGACCCATGATGGGTCCGGCAAAGATTTTCTCAACTATTATGTTCCCGTTCGGTTTGATCTCTTTCAGAGGCAGTGCGGTGTAGCACATGTCGTCACCCTCGAAGGGTATGTCCTCTCCTATACCCCACACGCAACCGGTGTCGTTTGCGAAGTAGGATAGGACCTGCTGGTTGGCATCAAGAAGCTCTGGGTACTCGCCTGGAATTATGATGGCAAGTGACCCGAATGCCTCACCTGGTGCACTCCTGATGGTGTGCACCACAGGGACAATGACTCCTTTCGAGGGGGCGGGAAGTTCGACTTCCTCATAGTTGGTAGACTCCAGTTTGTTCTTCAGAGCCTGGGAGAATTTCCCGTCGGGTCCGCCGCTGGCCCAGGATTCTAGGACGTCCTTGTAGCGTCCCCCTGCTGCCATTGAGCGGTACCTTCCACCTGCTGCGTTTGTGTTGGTGAGATCTCCGATGAGTTGGTCTGCCACTCCTATCAGTGGGGCTGCCATCGGAAACAGCGTGGACAGTACAGGGGCAGCGACCTTCCGGATGCCTCTGACTATGTCTCTCCAGCCCCATGCCTTTGACGTGGGCAGATCGCTGGAGAAGTCAGTGATCTCGTTGAAGACCCTGGTCCTCTCTCTGTACTCCTCAGTCTTCCAAACTGTCCTGATGTCCAGGTCTTCTCTGTGGGACAGGATCATCTTGGCATAGTTCAGACCTTCGGGGTCATACTTGCCATAGCGTGTCACCATGTTCTTCAGGAGTTCTGGGTTGGGGATCAGCTCGTAGTTGGACACTCCTGCTACGGTCAGGATGGACTGTGGTGTCATCTTCTCATAGGCCACCAGGGTGATGGGTCGGAGTACTCCCGGCACATTTCCATTTCCAGAGGAGAATGAAACGGATGCGGGGCCTAGTGCTCCTAGGGTGGCTGCGGTGGTGATTGCAGCCTGCTGGTTGACTTTGTAGGAAAGTCTGACCCTGGTGATGGGCTTGGTGATGTCTTCTGTTGGGATGGACTGGGTGAACTTGGCTGACACTCCGCTGAAGTTGGCTGCAGTCGCCAGCACAGAGCTGGTTATTGAGACAACGGGAATGTCATTGTCGAGCCCGACGAAGTCCAGCTGGAAGTCATACTTTGTGTCTGCGGGGGGGGCTGCCGGTAGACGGAAGTTGATGTCTCCGGTCACAGTTGTCGAATTGACAATGTCGGCGTTCCCCTCGTAGATCGTGGTGAGGGTTCCAGTGGCTGGTACGGTGGGTAGTCGTTGGGATGGAAGGTCGATCTCGTACCTTCGCGGCGCAATTGCAGCGGTGCACCTCATCTTCGCACCGTTCATTGACTGGAGCCCTTGGGGTGTCTCGTCCTCAAGTCGGACGTATGGTTTGTCGAACCCTGTTGGCAGATTCAGGACCGTGACGCCTTTGGTCACGAGCTGGTTGTTGACTTTGTCCTGGGGGTTCGTTGTTAGGGACATCAGGCTGTTGTAGGATAGGCTCTCGACTTCAGACAGACTGCCTTCGAAGGTGGCAGCGTTCAGCGTCCCGTTCAGAGCATAGAGTCCAGCAGGTAGCGTGGAGCTTTGGATGTCGTATTTCCTTGAAATGAGCCTCCCATAATTGAAGGCTTTCTTCAGGTCTTGCGACGTCTCCAGCCACTGGTCGAACTCCAGTTCCGTCTGATTCGCATTCCATCTGTAGTGAGCACCGACCCTTGAGCTTGGTGCTCCAGGGAAACAGACAAGAACACCACTTCCTGATTCCGAGACCTCTAAGTTGTATGACGAGGTCTCTTGTTTTAAGATGTGTCTCTCCGTTACATCGTCCGGGATGCTGGCTGGTCCAGTCTCGGGAAGCATAATGGATTTCAAATAGGTTGCGGTTGCTTTGTTTGTGTTCAT